TAGTTGCGCGCACACTGCGTAGGGTGCATCTATCGCTTATCCCCAAGCGGTTTTGAAGGTCGGCACGCGGAGAAATCCAGTGAAACTTTGGTTGTGGGTGGCACCCAGCCAAAGCGGTAGAAATACTGTGTAACATCCGACAAAGTGTGAGCCATGGACGGAACGATTGTTGTGTGTTTCGTTGCGTTCATTACCCTGTTGTTAATATCCCAAGGTTGTGACTTTTCCCTAGTGTGGTTGCGCAAGCAGGTGTTTAGGCACCGGCTGCGTAGACGCGCCAGAGAAATCAGGAATGCCTCATCCAAGAGAGCAAATAAAGTGTTAGATATGATTGACATGGATGATTTGGGGGGGGATGTTTTGGACTTGGTAGCAGAGAAGAAGTACGTCCGTTGTGCAGTGTTGCTGAGTAGGGAAGCTCGTAGAGCTCTTAAGTACCCGAACCACTCGAAGGCTAACGAGAAAATTGTGTGTGATTGGATTGAGAAGAACTACCCCGAGGGGGTCACCTCGTCCATGAAACATAGGATTACTCCGCTTGCCACTAAGCTGGCATTTGTCAAGAGTAGGTTCGAGTCGGCTGCCGAGGTTCACTTTGAATGGCTTGGACCATTGGTAGATTCTGCATAGTGGTGCCGCGCGGTGCTTGCTGGGTGTGAGGCGGGTGTTAGGCTCACCCACTCCCAGATCAAGGTTACCTCCCGTGTCGGTCTTGTAAAGGTTAGGCGTGCTTTTGGATACTTCTCACAGGAGATTTCTGAGAACATCTTCTTTTATAATAACACACTTAGCGTGGTGTTGCGTGCTCTAACTGAGCGTTTGTATTTTGTTAAGGGTGAGGATGGGTTTGTCCCTTGCCCTAGACCCGTTGTGTCATTTGACCAGTTGTCATGGTTTCGCACCCAAATACGGAGGCGTCTGCCTTCTTTGCCGTCTGTGTGGACACGCGATGAGTTTGTCCAGTCATACACAGGGTGTAAGCAGAGGAGGTATGCGTCTGCTGTTGCCAATCTAGCTAAGCGCGGCTTGAGACGCAGTGATGGGTATCTCAAGACATTCATCAAAGCAGAACTTTACAACGGTACAAAGAAGGCTGACCCTTGTCCAAGGTTGATTCAGCCCCGCACACCAGAATATAACGTGGAAATTGGGCGCTATTTACGCCCTGCGGAGAAGCTGATATATAAAGCCATCGACGCATGTTTTGGACATCATGTTGTGTTAAAGTGCGACAATATGTTCAAGAGAGCCAATGTCATCAAGCAGTATTGGGGAGAGTTTAAGCGGCCTTGTTTTGTAGGCTTAGATGCTTCAAGATTTGACCAACACGTCAGCCCTGAAGCTTTGAGATATGAACATAGTGTCTATGATTCCATCTTTAAGGACGGTTACCTGATGTCTCTACTGGAATGGCAGATTGACCAGGTTGGGTATGCCAATATGTCGGACGGGGATGTTAGGTATACTGTGAAGGGGTGCCGTGCTTCTGGCGACATGAATACAGCATTGGGAAATGTGTTACTCATGTGTGCCGTAACGCATCATTACCTCACCACTCTTGATTGCAAGTGGAGGTTTATCAATGATGGGGATGATTGTGGCATATTCATTGAACAAGAAGATTGCCATAAGCTCGATGGGCTACCGTCCCACCACTTGCAGTTTGGGTTTGAGATGGAGGTGGAGGAAGCTGTTAATGAGATAGAGCAGGTGGAGTTCTGCCAGTCCAGACCATGCCAGATTAATGAGCATGAGTGGATGATGGTGCGGAACATTCACAAAGCCATTGCCCATGATTGGATCACCATCACAGGAAGGGATTGGTGTACCAGTGATGAGGTGTTACATGCAACTGGCATCTGTGGTGTGTCTTTGTATGGGGATCTTCCCGTGCTTGGACCGATGTACCACGCGATGTTGCGTTGTCCATCTCGCAAGATTGTAGTACAGAGGCTTCTAGACACTAAAGAGGGGTGGCGCAGAAATATAACAAGCAACAGACAGTTCCCCGTGGACGAAACGATAGCCCGGGTTTCGTTATACAAGGCATTTGGTGTGCTCCCGGATCAACAGGTTGATCTGGAGGAGCGGTTCCGGGCATTTGATCCCCGTAAAGTTATAGTAAAAGCTCCCGCGAGTTCTCAGTCCACAGACCGTAGTAGGTATTTATTAGATTAGTTTAGCAGATACAGCCAGCATGAAAGTGGATAGTTCTAAGCGTTCCAAGAAGGTTGTAACACCTGGTAAGCGCAAAGGTAAGAAAGCACCAAAGCGCCAAGGCTTGCCAGACCTTAGAAGGGATATCGAGGCCATAGCCCGCCATATCTCCGACCCTTGTAACTCAGATTTGTCCATTTCAGGACTGCCTGGCCAACGTGGCATTATATCTAGATTTGTTTCAGAGATTAACACCACTTTTGGTGGTGGGGGCAGTTCATTCAACAATGATTTATTCTTCTCCTACTTTCCGTCGAACACAACATACGCGCTTTCCAACCAGACAGCCATTACCACTTTCACCCCCACGTTGGGCCAGGTGAGCGGTCCTGGGTCTTCCTTCTTTAATGCAGAAAACACCCCTGGGAATACTTTCTTCCCTCTTGGCGCATGTGTTGAGGTTATGAACTTTACCAACATCATGAACCGTGGTGGAACTTGGGGTGTTCTGCATACTCCAGCGAATGTGATTGATGGAAATCCCACAACTACCTCACGTTTGTTTGCAGCTTCCAATGAGCGTGGCTTGTTTGGCTCTGAGTCAGAGCCGCTGATGTTTACGTGGCGGCCAGGATATATGGATGATACTTACTCCACATGGGCTGGGGTAGGTGAGAATGTGGATTTCACTGACCGGAATTGTTTGACGCTTGTAATGTCAGGTCCTGAGGAGGTGCAAAGTGTACGCATTCGCATTACCCTAGTTTGTGAGTGGCTGCCCAACATTGGCCTGACGACTAATGGTCTTGTTACCCCAACAGCTGGAGGTTCTACACATAATTTGCGCTCCTCACAGGTTGTTAGCGCATTGGACAAGGCCAAGCCTGGGTGGTTTGGTCCCATGATGAAGGAATATGGCATGCCTATTCTGAAGAATCTTGGGACCCAGCTGCTGGGCATGATAGCTGCTGTATGAGGGCATAAGTGTGGCAATAACTGTTCTATTAGTGATATTGTTAGTAGATAGGATAACTATTGTTGGTTAGTTCTGGTAGGAGTCTCTGGGTATAAGCGGCCACAACGTATGGGGATGCGTTAACAATGTGGTAAGCGAGGTTACAGGAGACTGGAGACATCCATGACCCGTGAGGGCTAAACGTCAAACCCATTCCACGCTGGGGCGCTTCCCAGGGGGTTA